TATGAACAGGCCCATGCCCAAGTACTGACGATTCGTTCCGTCAGTAATGAGCACGTTGACGCGTCGCTCGGTTGTTGAGATATAGATCTTCGGATCCTGATTCGGACAAGCCACATAAAACGTGTTAGTCGGCGGGCTACCTGGTTGAGCATTCCAAGGCAAGATTGCCGAGTAGGATGAGCCGACCGTAATTCGAATGCCGTCGTTAGAACCGCTCAACTGAGAGCTGCCGCCAATGGTCGGAGCATTGGCAGCCTTGGTTGATGTGCAGAGCCAATCAAACAGCGTCAGCAGATCAGTGTAGGTTGAACTGTCTTGCGTCCAAAGAGCGGCGACCGTCGTGGTGTCAATGGTCACGCCAGATCCGGCACCAGTCAAGGTCGTTGTCGCGCCGGCCGTGACGGTTGGCTTTGTTCCCGTAGGATATGAGCCCGCCGAAGTGATCTCAACCGTTGCGACCGCACTACCTGTTATTGTAACGACGCGGCCAACTGCATGGAACGAGTCGCCATTGACGACGACAGGGGTGCCGGTATTCAATCGGAATGTATCACCAACCGCATATCCTGTTCCGCCTGCGTTGACGGCAAACGTTGCAACGTGATCATTGATGATCGCTTCAAGGATGGCTTTGTTCGCGATGACGCGGCCCTCTGAGAGGACTCCGTCAGCAGAAAGCTGTTGTTCAATAAATGGCATTACTTTTGAACCCCTAACGCTTGCCGAAACGATCCGGCATTTTCAGAAACGATATTCAAGATGGTATCACCACCGCCTCCACGATTAAACGCTGCAACAATGTCAGCGTCCTCGAATGTGTTGATGATCGTGGGACCTTCAACGTTTACTGCCGGAGGAGCGCTCTGAGCCCCACCAGCCGACTGATTCGGTGGAGTGATAGTAACAGTTTCCCGCGGCGTAAGGTTCATCAGAGTGGGCACTGAGTCAGAGCCACCGCCTCCGCCGTTCGATGGAACCTGGAATTGCCCGCCTTGGGCAAAGTTGCCTCCAAAGAAGGCGCCGACCGCCGAGGCGAGGACCCCACCAGTCCAGCCGCCCGCTTGGGCCCCCCCGCCGATGTTTCCCAGCATCTTGAAGATCTCAGACGCTAGGAGCTGACTAGAAAGTTCCAGGAGAACCTGGGCGAACTTGGCTGGCAGTTCGTCAAAGCCGCCAGTGAAGGCGTTCGCCAGGGCGTCGCCAAGAATGTCTTGAGCGTTCTCTCGAGCTCGTTTCAAGAAGGCCGAAATATCAGTCTCTGCCTCGTCAAGTTGGGTCTGCAACTTTCGACGAGCATCCGCCAGGTCGAGCGCTCGAGCAAGGCCGTCAGCATCACCGGCGAATTGCCTGGCAATCGCCATGTCTTCAAGCACGTCGTTGAGCTCACGGCCCGTGGTCACTGCGACCTGCATGGCGGCATTGGTTTCAATTTGACTCTGTAGGAAGGCGTCGTTCGCAGCTTCCAAGTTGAGCGCAGCAATTGCCAACCTGGTTTCGTTGATGTCGAACGCGAGACCTTCTTGGCCCGTTGCAGCCGCAATGGCGTTCGTCTGCATGCGCTCGAGAATTACCGCGTACTCTTCACCAGTAGCGAGACTCTGGAGCATTGCCTGCTCTTGCAGCAACAGTTCTGTGTTTAACTCTTTGAGGTCGTCAATGAGTTTCTGCATCGCGGGATCGATCTTCGTCTTCGCAATGGTACCGCCTTCGCCACCTTCGCCCTCGAATATCATTTGCCTGGCTTCGGCTGTTAAGCGCGAGCCTTCCGACCAGATGTTCACCAGGGCTTCGATCGTTTGGCTTGTCTCATCGACCAACTCAGTGCGCAGTTCTGTCGCTGAAGCGACGATGCGTTCCAAGTTGCGAGCGTCAAGATCATCGAGGATCGCCATCGCTTCTTCGGTGTTGCCTTTGAAGAATTGCACAGTGGCCGCAGCAGAGGCGCCGATGGTTTCACCGGCCACGCTGAATGCAGTTCCCACCGTGTTGCTGAGAATGTTGACGAGCTGAACGAGAGCGCTTTGGACAATAACAACTGCACTTGCGAACAACTGCATGCCCGCAGTCATCTCGTCTTGCGGAGTCAGCGTGCCACTGAGTGCTCGACCAAACGACTGGAACAGAGGAATCGCTCTCTCTACTCCTTGCGTGAGGCTGTTCAAGAATTTCGCAAGGAGTTTGGTTCCACCCGCGGCCTCGTTGAATCGCCCAAAGGCGACCGTCACGACGTTCTTCAGTTTGACGATCTCTTCAGCCGTGGTTCCGACTGTTGTCTTGAATCGTTCCTCGAGCTCTTCGCGAGCATTGCGGAAGGCCTTCAATACGACTTCGGCGTTGATCTTGCCTTCCTGGCCAAACTTCCTGAGCTCGCCTCTCGTGATCCCAAGATCTTTGGAGATAACATCGGCCACGGCCGGCAGTTGCTCGAGGACAGAGCGTAACTCGTCGCCTCGCAAGGTGCCAGATGCAAGACCCTGGGAGAGCTGAATTACACCAGCGCTCGCTTCAACCGCCGAGGCGCCTGAGATCTTGATTGCCTGGTTGAGGCTTTCCGTGAATTGAAGCACCTCAGACTGCTGTGTTCCGAGATCCTTCGTGGCAAGAGTGATCCTGTTGAATAGCTCAACGTTGGCGCCCATATCGGAACGAGTCCGTTGGCTCAAGGCGAGCAACTTGTCCGTCGTCTCGTTGAGCTCCTTCGTTCCGCTTGTCACCAGGCGAATTCTGTTCTGCATCTGCGTGAACGCATCAGCAGTCTTAATCATGCCACGAACTATTGCCGCAGCACCAATAAAGCCGAGGGCGCGGCGGAGGAGCTGCACCCCGCCCTCAGCCTGCTTGCCGCCCTTGCCGATGTCAGCGAGTTTCCCCTTGACAACACGGGCTCCGCGCTCGTTGACAACAATAGTTAGCTGTTCAGTCGCCATGATTACACCTTAAACAACGACGGACCATTCACAAGGAATTTCCGCGCTGCCTGAACTGCCGCCGCCGACATACCACTCGGAGCTTGAGCCGAAGAACCTTCGTCAAGCGGAATGATGTACGGAACATTGTTGCTTATAAAGATTGAACCCTGGCCGGACTTCCATCGCTCGATGACGCCTTGACCTTCCGCGATCGTAGATGATCCCGATTTGTCAGTTGCTTCGTCATCGTAGCCGGCGGGGTTTGTGCCAATACCGACGCGCCAATTTGCACGGGCGCGGCCGGTATCAACAGGGGTTGCAAGAACGGCAACCTGGTCAGCAGCAAGGGCGGCTTTCCGAACGCGCTTCTCGACGTTTCCAAGAGTGATCTTGGACAACACCCGTATGCGTCGTTGGAATGCTTTTAATCCGATGCTCGTGGCCACCTACTTTGCTCCTTTGCGTGCACAATAATCCATGTACACGTTGTCCATTGCTCTGACGAGGATGAAGAGCGAATCTATTTGTTCATCATCGAACTCGTTGATGATCGCATAATCCTTCATCGCATTCCACGGGATTGGGGCCACGCTCAATCCTGTCGATCTGCAAGTCGTCAAATCCCAAAATGCTGTCCAGTATAACTCGTTGCCCATCGACAACCTGGGAGCATTCTGAATCTTACCAGGCAGCGGTTGGTTGTCAGCCAGGCACTGCTTGATAATAATCTGCTCGACGGGCGCCTGCTCTAACATATAGAGCAAGAGCCCTGTCAGTTTCCCGCTCGTGCCTCTTCAATCGAAGCGCGGAACAGGCTTGCTTTCTGTGCCTGATTGCGGATGTCAATCCACAAGTCTTTGAGCTCAGGCGCATTCAATACCTTCACGATGTTCTCAGGCTTGAAAGGCAGCAACTTCCCGTCAGTGGGATCTTCAATGCCTTTCTTGTACTTGCCATCTTTCTGGAGAACTTCCCAGTTGAGAACAACGCAGTCGGCGTAAACCTCTTTCAGCAACTGCTCAGCTCGTTCGTTGTCCATAGTCTCCGTTTGAATTGCGCGGAGATATGGTCGCGACTTCGCTTCAAGCACTTTGTCATAGCGCTTGTTGTTGCCACCAGCTCGTGCAATCGTGATACGGAACTCCGTAAAATCAAGCACAATGCCTTTCTTCTCGAGGCCGACATCGACCTTAAACTTATCATACGCACCCATGTTATTGCTCCTCAGCTTAGGGTTAGAAAATCTTATACGTCAGCGGCATCCGGCAGATAGTCGAAGAAGACCATCAGCAAGGTGTGATCCATTGCACTGTCTAACTTGGCGGCCGTAGCTGCATCAAGCGAGAGCGGCAATGTGATCGGTGCATCTTGTTCAACGTTCAAGCGACCTTCGCCCAGGGCGATCAGCGGCACATCGATTGAGATGCCCGAGTTCGCTTTGGAAAGGTGCAAGTCGAGCGAGACGTCGCTGTTGTTGCGAACGGCCTGAACCGCGGCCACATTCGAGAAGTAAGCCGTAACGTTTCCGTTGACGACGAACTGTCCTGCAGTAACTTCGAAGGCGCCCAACACGCCGATCGCTTTATTCGGCGACAGTGTGTTGTTGATCGTGAGCGTGAGCTCAGTGACGTATGCAAACAAAGCACTTGGATTCTCATTCGTGAGATCATGGACGTGCATCTTGATCCGACTGAAGTCAGACGACGTATTGAATGCGTCCGCTTCAACCAGGCTAGGTCGTGTGCCAGACTTCAGAGCCGTTGGGCCATCAATCTGCGCGTTGTCAAGACCGACGAACGAAAGGTCACAGATCAACTTATCCGCAGTTGGGATGTTGAAGCTGAACTCATTCGCTACAGCGCCCGTGATGTACTCAGCCTGAATGTTGGCCGGCGAAGCATCATCTGGTGCGCCAAGCGTACGCTCGAGCTGTACCGTCTGACGAGCCTGCAACGTCGGATCAGCTTCGTTCTTCAGTACGCGACCAAAGAAGATGCGAATCGTTTCGCCGCCGGCTGGAGTTTCAGTCACAATCGTGGTCGAGCTCTTATCAACAACCAAAGCATTCGCAGCAATTGACTTGACGCGCTTGTAGCCATTGTTCGCTGCGTTGGTTGGGAACTGATCGCCTGCAACACCACTCACATCACCACCGACGAAGATCCACTCACCAGGTATAAGACCGAGGGTCGTGAAGTCGAGGATGGTGCTTGTGTAGGTTGCGTAGTCGCCCGTGGTTGTTACAGCGATATCGTCAGCAGCGGCTTCAACACCGACGACGAAGATCTCTCCATCAGCGGGCGGAGTCTCATCAACGAGTTGGCCAGTCGCAACTTCAACC